GCTAACACCATCACTTCACGCTATTACAACAAGAAATGAACGTTTTCACCTTTCAGTATGAAACATCTTATGGCGACACTCTTGTGTCTGTCTTTGATAGTATCGATGCTGTAATCACTCGTCTTGAATTAATGAAACTCCACGATTCTTTTGAAGAGTGTGAGTCTATCAAGATTGATTGTCAAGAGGTTGTTGATAATGACGAGATGACACAACGTCTTGAGCGTATCAAGAAACACTACGAAGAACATCCACGCAAATGATGATTACAACAGCTCGTAAGCATCTGATAAAAGACATCGACAGCATCGTTGAGGAACACTCTTACTATCTCAACGCTGAGGCAGAACAGGCTGAAAACCTGATAAAAGCCTTATGTGATGCCGTCTGTAAACACTTTCCTAAAGAGTGATGATTACCTTGAGGGACTTCGGTCCTTCAATGTAGTCTTCAACGACTACTTATTCACGTTACGATTTCTATTATGTTTTTCCAAGTTGCATCACCTGAGTCTTCCAACATTGCTGAGTTGTATATCAATCCAGCAACACTTGAGTGCATTGTTGAGTACAAATCAGGTGGCACTTACAGCTACACCAATGTTAATGCTGTTGCAGTTGACGACCTGTTGTACACTCGCAAGCCTGTAAGTTTGGGTCAGTGGGTCAACCTCCACCTGTCTCAGAATCCAGGTGTTATTTGTGACAATCTCGACAAGGTAGTTCGTGACATTCAGCGCGAGCCAATCGCTGCCTGAAAGTATTTCTCTCCTGGTAATTATTATTATTGTAACTAATTCTAATTACTAACTAATCATGATTGGTGGTGTTATTAATACATAGCACCGCCTCTCTTTTTCCCTTTCGTTACGATTATTCCTCAAGGACGCATTTCATGACTACACCTAACTGGGTCCACAACAGTGGTAAACCCAAAAAGGGTAAACGCAAAGTGCGGCTTATCCAATCTTCCAAACAATCACTCAAACACCTCAAACAAAAGTATGGCATTACTGGGTAGACAACGCTTCGAGGAATACGAAGTGAGAATGATGGACGACGCTGGGAACGTACGCATTGAGTATGTTCTAGCTCCAGACACACAACGTGCCGCATGGCAAGCACTGGAGTTATCCAACCAACGCGAATGTACACTTAAAGATGTGAGGATGATTGATGAGTGGTAAAGAGTTTCCCAACAATTGGGAAGAGATTCAAGGTGCTCACGATGAGGACTTTGAGACCTGTACTTACGCTGAGTTCATGACTGGCATGTCTATGTGGCAACTGCCATCTAGTCATCAGTTCTTGCTGCGTGTTTACAACACTGAAACAAACAAAGTCAAAGAGTACGCTTACAAGCGTCACGACATGGCTAAGAAACGCCTGATGAAAGAGTGCGTTGATCCTAACAATGAGATTGTCCTTTGTGACAATGAATCTATTCACCTAATCAAACACAACCATGAGCCTGATCACGATTGAACAATTCGATGAGTTTGTAGAAGCTTATCCTGAGATGGAACAGTGCTACGACTTACGTTACGATTCCGACATCATGGACGCATCTGATCAAGATGAGTTCGAGCACATCTTCTCCCAGTATTTTAATTAATGGCAACACCCGCTCAGATTGAAGAGCAAGTACAGTTCGAGCGAGATGCAATCCGTTGTGGTCTCGCTAAGCTACACAAGAACACCCGTGATTTGGAGGACAAAAGCTATGCTAGTGCCACTGCTTATGGCGCTTACAGTATGGATGTTCTTCTACCACTTGTAGTTGAGCGCATTGACGCTACCAATCATAGAATCTATGAACGCAAGAATGGTGCAGCATTCAAAGAGATACATCAACACCTACGGGATGTAGAACCGATGGCTGCTGCAGCTATTGCTATTAAGATGACCTTTGACAAGGTGTTTAGCACCAAAGACGGGTCCGGTGCTGTCATCACTGTCACTGAATCCATTGGTAAAGCATTGGAATCAGAGTGTCAAATGCAATACTATGAGAAGACCTGTCCAGGTTTACTCAAGATCATCCGTGATAACTACTGGCACAATGCGTGTGGAACCCAGCAGAAATTGGTGGTTGTACGCACACTCATCAACCGCAGCGATGTGACGCCCTGGGTGCCTTGGAGACGTGATGTGAGGGTGAAGCTAGGCACATGGCTGTTGAACTGCCTTATAGAGGCTTCTGGGTGGTTCTCCGTGGATATGCAGCAGGAGGGTAAGAAGCGTGTGAACTATGTCATTGCTACTCCCGAGTTCTTGGCTATCAAGGATGAGATTATGAAGCAATGTGAACTGTTCTCACCGATTGCATATCCCATGCTCATTGAACCCAATGACTGGACTAACGAGAGGCATGGTGGGTACCTGCTGAATGAGATACGGATGTGTCACGATATGGTGCGCAGGGGCAATCCCACATGTATACAGGGAGAAACACCGCTAGCTGCTCTGAATAAGATTCAGAAGACAGCATATACTCTCAATCCTTTCGTTACGACTGTTGCTGAGCAACTGATGCAGAAGGGAAGAGAGGTTGGTAAGTTTATCCCTATTGTTGAGTATGACTTGCCTGTAAAACCTGTTGATATAGATACCAATGATGATGCTCGCCAAGACTACAGACGGAGAGCAGCGGAGGTCTATAACAAGAGAGCAGATAGCTTTCGTCGGTCTTGTAGAACCAGGATGACGATGGAGGCAGTCAAACTTTTCAAAGATAAAGATCAGTTCTTTGTACCATTTAGCTGTGACTACCGTGGAAGAATGTATCCTGTCCCTAGTTTCCTGACTATACATGATACAGACTTCGGGAAGAGCCTTATTAAATTCAAGGACTCAGCCAAGTTAACATCAGATGCTAAAGACTGGTTGTCTTTCCAGGTTGCTACAACCTATGGTCTTGACAAGAAGACTATCAAGGAGAGACTTGACTGGACCCAAGCTAATCACAATCTGATCTCAAGAATAGCCGAGGATCCTATTGGTTGTCTTCCTGACTGGGAGGCAGCCGACGAACCTTGGTTGTTCTTAGCAGCGTGTGATGAATATTACCATTGCTGTATTAAAAATGATCGAGATTATACTAGCTTGCCAATTGCGACAGACGCCACCTGCTCTGGACTTCAGATCCTCGCCGGACTCTGCCGAGACGCATCAACTGCAAGGCAAGTCAATGTCCTGCCGTCGGATCGGGTTCAGGACGCTTACACCGTCATCGCCGAGGGTGCCAAACCTTCCGTTCCAAAGTCTGTAAGACCCTTCATGAATCGCTCCACCGTTAAACGTGTGGTGATGACAATTCCATACAATGCTAAGCCACACTCCAACCGTGGCTACATCAGGGACGCATTGAAGGAACAAGGCTACGAGCCTACCAAAGATGAACTCACGGAGACTGTCAAGGTTGTTCGTGATGTTATGTCTAAAGAGTTCCCTGGTCCTATGGCTGTGATGAAATGGTTTGAAGATGAAGTCAGTAAGGCTATCCGTAGAGGTGAGGAACAGATCCAATGGTGCACACCATCAGGCTTTGTTGTCACCCAGAAGCTAATGAAAGTGAAGTGGAAAGATGTAGAGTTAAAGCTATTGGGTCGTGTCAAAATCAGGGTCGCAATTGACGAGACTGACAAAGCTGACTTAGCCAGACACAAAGCTGCTACTGCTCCCAATGTAATCCACTCTCTCGATGCTTCCTTACTTCACCTGGCTTCGTTACGATTCGACGAGCCGTTGGCAGTCATACACGACTCGGTTCTATGTCGTGCTACTGACATGTCTGCTCTATCATCCATCATTCGTGAGGTTTACATGTATCTCTTTGCAGAGCATGACTACCTCAAAGACTTCGCCGCACAAATAGGTGCGGAGACTGAACCACCGATCATCGGAGATCTGAAACCAGAATCCGTGATTGAATCCACTTACTTCTTTTGCTAATGGCTAGAAACACATTTGTCACCGACCGTCCTGTTGTCCTCGAAGGATATCAGGCTGTTATGAAACCCTCCAAGTTTGGCTACAGTATGTCTGCTCTGATTGATCAGGACATGATTAACAAACTGGAAGAGGACCGCATTGAAACACTGAAATGGTGTGAATCAAAACTGAAGAACCCGAAGCGTAGTGTCTGCAAACCTGAGCCTTGGGAAGAGGTTGCTGATGGTCAATACAAAGTTAAATTCTCATGGAATGAGGATCTCAAGCCGCCAGTGGTTGATACTGAAGGTACTCCTATCACTGACGTTAATCTACCTATCTACGGAGGAGCGAAAGTTAAGCTTGCGTTCTACCAAAAACCTTATATCCTCAAGGATGGCGTCACGTATGGTACGTCCCTCAAGTGCCAAGCCATCCAAGTTGTTGCATTGAATGCTAAGGCTGGCGTTGATACAGGTGATATGCCTGTGGAAGATGTTGCCGCTCTGTTTGGTAACACTGAAGGATTCAAAGCTAGTGATCCTGTAATCACACCAGCTGCAGATAATGAAGAGGATGACTTCTGATGGCATTCAGATCAGGACTCGAAGAAAAGGTTGCTGATCTGATGGTGGAGTTAGGTGTCAAGTACGAGTATGAACCAACTAGGATACCCTATGAAATTCAGTTCTCGTACACGCCTGACTTCGTTTTGCCTAACGGCGTCTATTTAGAATGCAAAGGACTGTGGGAACCTGAAGATCGAAGGAAGGTAAAGGCTGTCATTGAGCAGCATCCTGAGATTGATCTTCGTATGGTATTCCAGTCTCCATATAATAAAATCAGTAAGAAATCCAAGACGACTTACGCCAAGTGGTGTGATCGTCATAACATTAAATGGTGCAGCTATGGATCCATCCCAGTTGAATGGCTCATCTGAATTCTCGCACCATGACGCCTGTGATAACTGCGGCTCCAGTGATGGACTCGCAGTCTATACAGACGGACACACTTATTGTTTCGTATGTCACGCATGGACAGCACCAGATGGTTCATCCACCTCGCAACAAAACAAAATGACTATGAGCTACGCAGGCTCTGCAGTCCGCTTGAACAAGCGCAACATATCAGAGAAGACCTGCGAAAAACTAAAGATTTACCGCGACGGTGATTCGTTACGATTCTACTATCACAACTCAAATGGGCAACCAATTGGCGCTAAGACTCGAACTAAATCAAAGGTATTTAGCTATGAAGGAGAAACTGACGGATCTTTTTTCGGTCAACATCTATGGAGACCTAACGGTAAACGAATTACAATTACTGAAGGTGAGCTTGATGCGGCGTCGTGTCTTGAGATTGCACCAACATGGAGCGTGGTTTCGCTTCCATCTGGTGCAGCTTCAGCAAAAAAGTCGATTCAGAAGAATCTACAATTTCTACAGGGATTTGAGCAGATTGTTCTCTTCTTTGATTCCGATCAAGCTGGGATCGACGCAGCCAATGCTGCCGCGTCCGTCCTCCCGCCAGGAAAAGTCTACATTGCCAGACTGAATGACTACAAGGACGCATCTGATGCATTGCAAGCCAATGACTACGATGCTCTGACGCGTGCCTACTGGGACGCCAAGCCATACAGACCTGACGGCATCATTGATGCTAAGACACTACTAGAACTTGTCACCTCACCACAACCTCCTGCTGATCATGACTACCCTTACACCGGACTACAAAGGATTCTACACGGAGTCAGATATGGAGAGCTTGTCACAATCACTGCTGGAAGTGGTATCGGCAAGTCCTCATTCTGCAGGGAGCTTGCAACTAGCTTTCTCCAAAATGGAGAACGGGTCGGTTATATTGCTCTTGAAGAATCAAACCGTCGCACATCCCTTGGACTGATGTCATCAGCCATAGGCAAGCCACTACACATTGGAGAACACACCCATGAAGAACTCACGGACGCATTCGATGCTACGATGGCTAATTGGGATCTCCATTTGTATGATGGTTTCGGCTCCTATGACCCTGATGTTATCTATAATCGGATTGAGTATCTGGCATCGGGTCTCGACACACGAATCATCTTCCTCGACCACCTCTCCATCCTCCTCAGTGGACTGGACGGAGACGAGCGACGAATGATTGACACCACTATGACACGCCTACGCTCTCTTGTTGAGCGCACAGGTATTTCACTATTTCTTGTATCACACCTACGGAGAACTTCATCAGATGTCAACCATGAAGAGGGAGCTAGAGTCACACTCGGACAACTTCGAGGATCCGCTTCTATTGCTCAACTCAGCGATGCGTGCATTGCACTGGAGCGAGATCAACAGAGCGGACCTGAACGAAGCTCTACGACTGTGCGCGTCCTTAAAAATCGTTATTCAGGCGAAACTGGCGTCGCCTGCGAACTGATCTACGACCTAGACACCTGTCAATTCCATGAAACAGAATCCACTAAAGAGTTCGACCCGGCAACAGATTTTTGATCCTGGTCCTATGCTCACCTATAGTCAGCAACTCAAACTAAACAAACCTAACCCACCTACACCGGAGGCTGTAAAGAAAGCACAATTCGTAGACAAGACATACAAGTGGACAGGTCGATGAATCTTGTCTTTGACATTGAAACCAACGGATTACTCTACAATGTTACTACCGTCCATTGCCTGGCTATCCATGATCTCGACTCTAAAGAGACGTTGGCATACAACGACACGGGCAACCAGGAGCCTATTGTACGTGGGATACAACGACTACAGGATGCGGATTGCATCATTGGTCATAACATCCTTAGCTATGATATACCTGTTCTACAAAAACTTTATGGCTGGTTTGATCGTACTGCCGATTGTATTGACACTCTACTACTTAGTAGATTGTACCACGCGGATATGATGAAGCTAGACAAGACGCATCTTTGGGATAAGATGCCACTCAAACTATACGGTAAACACTCACTTGAATCATACGGGTACAGATTGAATGAACTTAAAGGTGAATACAGTTCCACTGGTGATTGGTCTGACTGGTCACAAGAGATGGAAGACTATTGTATTCAAGATGTACGCGTCACCACCAAACTATGGCACCACTTCCAACCTTACCTGAATGGGTCTCGCTAGAACATGAAGTACAACGAATTCTTACGGAACAGGAGTCACATGGATGGTCGTTTGATGAGACTGCTGCAATCACCCTTGCCAATGCTCTCTCCAAAGAACTCAGAGATACTGAAGCGCTACTACGACAACGGCATCCTTTCGTTAGAGGATCAGAATTCACTCCTAAACGAAATAACCGCCGCCAAGGATATGTCGAGGGTGCACCCTTTACTCGACTAAAAGATCTCAACTGCTCTTCTCGTGATCACATCTCATGGATCCTGCAAACATTTCATGGCTGGACGCCGACACAGACGACACCTACTGGCAAAGCTATCATCGACGAGGTAACTCTCAAAGATATTGGGACGGAAGTAGCGATGATGTTCCACCGGATTTTGACGATAACGAAGATGCTTGGAATGATCAGCGAAGGCGAGAACGCCTGGCTGAAGCTATCTACGACTGCTAAGCGTATTCATCATCATTGTTCCGTAGCCACGAACACACACCGCTGCGCTCACCGTAACCCTAACCTTGCACAAGTACCTGCTGATGAACGATTCAGACAACTCTTCATTGCGTCAAAGGGTATGGTCCTTTGTGGCGCTGACCTATCTGGCATTGAGCTTCGGATGCTTTCTCACTATCTTGCTAGGTGGGACTCCGGACGGTATGCGGACATACTCCTCAATGGAGACATACACCAGGTCAATGCTGACAAGATAGGAATCTCAAGGTCTCAAGTGAAGACGGTCACCTACGCTATGTTGTATGGAGCAGGTGATGAAAAGATCGGACACAGTTATGACAAACAGCTATCCTCAACTGCCGCTAAAAGAAAAGGCAAAGAGATTCGTGCAGCATATGTCGAAGCGATTGAAGGACTGGGTGACCTACTCGAAGCTGTCAAGAAAGCTTCGGAGAAAGGGTTCGTCCGCTCTATCGACAGCAGAAAAATTACTGTTGATTCACCTCACAAGGCGTTGAACTACCTGCTCCAGTCAGGAGCTGGAGTTGTCGCGAAGCGGTGGATGGTTATCAACCAAGAGCATATGAAAGAGCTACAGCTCTGTGCATCACAGCTAGCATTCATTCACGACGAACTACAGTTCGAGGTAGACCCTGCACACGCTGCAGACTTATCATCCTCCCTGTTGCTATCAGCTACAGAGGCAGGAGAATACTATAAGCTTCGCATCAGGATTGATGCCGAGGCAACCACCGGAAACAATTGGAGCGAAACACACTAATGATTAACTTTAAGAGGACAATGCATGAAGCTTCTCATTGACGCTGATTACATTGTCTACAAATCCTGCGCCGCCGCAGAGACAGAGGTTGACTTTGGTGAAGACCTTATCGTTGTCACCAGCCATTTCTCTGATGTAATGAAGACTATCAAACGGGAACTAGATAAGATCAAGAAAGAGTTCTTCGATTCTACCCTTATCCTGTTCTTCAGTCACCATAAAAATTTCAGAAAAAATTTGTTCCCGGATTACAAGGGACATCGTAATAGAAAGAAACCCTGTGGCTATAAACGCGCCATAGCAGCACTTAGCCTAGAATATGAGGTGATAGTGATGGAGGAACTGGAGGCAGATGATGCACTAGGTATCTATGCCACGGCGAACCCAGGTAATGTGATTGTATCACCCGATAAGGACATGCGCCAAATCCCCGGTAAACTCTATGATCTCAAGGACTCCGTTACGACTATTACGCCAGAAGCTGGGCACCAATGGCATTTTATTCAAACACTTGCAGGCGACCAAACTGACGGCTACGCTGGCGTGCCTGGATACGGTGTTAAGACCGCAACAAAACTCTTTGAAGAAAAAGGATACTACTGGGAAACAGTAGTTGATGCTTTCAAGTCAAAGGGTATGACCCATACCGACGCACTACTCAATGCTAGACTTGCCAAAATCCTCCACGCATCTGATTATGACTTCATCAACAAACGATTCGTCGCATGGTGTCCCGCCGCCGCCGATTTTAGACCTAACAATGGAGCAGGAGTTTCAACTAAAAAGGATTGAAGATCTCCTACAGAAAGCTAGCCGTGAGGACATCATCACTGTCTTCATGGCACTACAAGAACAGGTTTATGTCCTGTCAAACAATGTCGCTAACCTTGTCAAAAAATGGTAAGCAAATCACCCACACACTACACAACAGGTTCTATTGAGGTTTGGGATTTTATTCGTGACCAGAAACTGAACTACCATCTCGGCAATGCTATTAAATATATTTGCAGAGCCGATCACAAAGGTTCTCGCACGGAGGACCTACAGAAGGCTATCCACTATCTTGAGAATGAACTCCAACACACAACACTGCCGAGCGACGAGCCTATCCGACCAAGCCATACAGTTCCGTACAGCCTATGGGATTCCGAATGGGAGGAAGAACCGGACTATGCAACAGGATTTGATCTCGGAAGAGTACGCCGAATTCATTAATGCCTGTGAGCATGAAGGCTACGAAGAGGAGCTGAAGGAACTAGCAGACCTTGTGTATGTCTGCTTTCAATACGCAGAAAATATGGAATGGGACCTGGAGGAAGCGATGAACCGTGTCCACAGGTCCAACTTGTCTAAGCTAGGCTTGGACGGCACACCCATCCGCCGCAGGGATGGCAAGGTCCTGAAGGGACCGAACTATGAACCACCTAAACTGAAAGATTTGATCGATGGCTGAACTGATTTCTAGAACTGGACGCGTTCAATCCTGGATGGATGAACCCTATGGACGCTTACCCGTGTCGTGCACGGTCTTTGTAGTAGAAGACTCAATGGAGGGTCCAAATGGTATTGAAGCCTCGTGGCGCTTCGCCTCGCACGCCTTACGCAATGGTGCAGGCTGTGCTATCCACCTCTCAAAACTCCGACCCAAAGGAGATGATAATGGCAAAGGGTTACTTGCCTCTGGTCCTGTCTCGTTCGGGAAGATCTATTCTACTCTGAATCAGATCTTACGCAGAGGTGGTCGATACAAGAACGGTGCGATAGTGCTCCATCTGGACGCGTCTCACCCGGACATTGATGAGTTCATCACAACTCCAAGAGAGGAGCTACCCTGGGTCAAGCGATGTGTCAACATCACACCTGAATGGTGGGAGGATATGGATATGCTCACCCGCCAAAAACTATTCAAAGGCATTCGTGCTGGTGACATCTGGCTCAACAAAGTAAGGTATGACAATGAAAGAAAAAGGATCAGAGGAAATGTATGCCTTGAAGTGTACCTGCCCTCCCGCGGAACATGTTTACTACAGCACTGTAATCTTGGAGCCTGTGAGTTCGATGACATCCCTCGTGCTTTCACTTCAGGGATGTCGCAGCTTTGTGCACTCCATTCAGAAACAGGCGTTGGAGAGACTGGAGAATACCTCAGTCCTGCCGAGGATCGACAAGTTGGACTTGGCGTCCTGGGTCTCGCAAACCTCCTGCGGCGATATGGAGTCACTTACGCACAGTTCGGTAGAGCTTTAGAGCACTTCCACGCTGGTGAGATCCGTGCTACTGCAGCATTTGAGCTAGTCCGACAGATTAAGTCTGGCATCCAAGCTGCTGCTAGCATTGCCCGCGCTAACAATATGGTGAGAGCCTTTGCTATTGCACCAACTGCATCGTGCAGCTACAGATCCAAGGACTTGGATGGCTACACCTGCACACCCGAGATCGCTCCGCCTATTGCGCGGACTGTTGACCGGGACTCTGGCACCTTTGGTGTCGAGACATATGATTATGGCGATGTTGAAATCGCATCAGAGGTAGGATGGGATGTCTATAAGCAAGTCGCTGATGGCATTATGAAACTGTTCTCCTCCACAGGTCTTCTTCATGGATACTCGTTCAACTGGTGGTCTGATATGACCACGATGGACGCAGACTTTATCGAAGAGTGGTTAGAATCTCCTCAGACTTCTCTGTATTACTCCCTGCAAGTGATGGGTGATGTGCAGGATAAGAGCGATGCTTATGCAGCTCTGAAAGATGTGGATGTTGATGACTACCTGTCTGAAATCCTAAACGAACCACAATGCGATTGCGCTGAATAATGACACCTTACGACAAATTAATGGCGCGAAAGCGCAAATGGACACCAGTGAAACCTGTTGCTGGTATCTGCAAGGAAGGGGCGGAGGAGACAATCCACCGTGCTCTTGCCTTGCGACATATGGAACT